ATTAGTGCAACTGGTGTAGTTGCTATAAGTGCAGGAACAAATTTAAATTTATCAGGCACAACTGTTGCAATTTCTTCAGGTAGTACTGGTACAATTAATAACATAGCAATCGGAAATAGTGTTCCAGCCGCAGGCACATTTACATCACTAACAACAACATCAATGATAGCAACTGGGACTGTTACAGTTCCAACCCCTACAGCGTCTACCCAGGCAACAAACAAAAAATACGTAGATAGTAAAGCATCTGCGCTAGCAATTGCGCTAGGTGCATAACGGAGAATTATGAATGGCTAAGAAGAGAATACAGAATTATGTTTTTTTACCAGGAGTTGCAAGCAGTAGTAATGCTTATCCAAATGCATACTCGTTAATAAACAGTAATTTAAATTTTATTACGAATGAAGCAACAGCATGGATTGCTAACCAAGTAACAACAAATTCTGCACTAAGCGTTTATCCAAATGCAGTTGCATTATTAAAAAATAATCAAACGTTTATTGTACAAGAAATATCTGCTTGGATTACAGCTCAAATCGCAGGCGCAGGCGTTGGCACTACATTTTATGGATACAGCTATACTTCGACAATTATTGCAAAGTGTTTACGAGATACTGGTTATCTAGTTACAGCATTGATACAAGATGTACAGTGGGGCGGGAACGAAAATGTTAGTTATGTTGCTAGCCAATATTACCTAAGTGGCGTTCTTCAAATTGTTAATACCCCAGTTGAACTTGCAATACAAACTCAATTATGGAATATTATTAGTAATTATATTCTTAAAAAAGTAGCATATACTAGTCAACAAAATCCTGTAACAAGTACACAAAATCTTACAGGCACCGTTGCAGAAACAGCCGCTCAAACTCAAGTTACTGGTCTTTCAACTTATATTAGCAATGTAATTACAGGTGGCCTAAGCACACTACCATCGATTGTATACCCAACATACCCATTTACAAATTATATTTACGATAGTGCTAAATGTCAGCGAGACATTGGATTTGTATTAGGTGCTTACTTAAATGATTTGCGTTATGGCGGAAACTATCAAATTAGTTTAATCGCTAGCAGATATTGGAGTAAAGGTTACCCTCAAATTACTGGCGATCGTAGAGCAGAAATATTAACGCATCAATTTATTGCTACATTAATTAATAATTATATTATTACTCAATCAGCATACCCTTCACCTTACCAAACAGCTTATCCTATCCAACAAAATGCTAACATAGTTGGAGAAGTTGCTGCCGAGACTGTAATTACTACGCTGTCAGGAATATTAACTAGTGTAATAACTAATGGTACAACAGCATTGCCTACACTAGTTAATGGTGTTACTACTGTTAAAGTTCAAGGAAAATATAAACTCGATACTATATTGTTAATTACTAATACTACTAACAACACAATTTTATATAACTTTGCAGACAATTCACATTCAGCTAGAGTTTCATATTCAGGAACATACGACAGCAATGGTACATTCCCAGATTTAGATTTTCCTCAGTTTATTCAAACAGCCGACTACGTAACTACAATTGCATTTGACATTAACACGTCAACATATTCTAGTACTGATGATGTGCAGATATTTGTTGAAGATCCGGTAACTCGTACACGCCCGTATGACTTTGGAACAGATGCTATTGAACGCCAACGTACAGCTAACCCGCAATCAATGATTGATGCTGACTTTGAGTACGGACTACAACCTACCAAGTGGCAAGCTCTTGGAATAGCAAGAGGATATCCGTCAATTTATGAATTGCCTGGAACAGATATTGCTGTTAGCACAGTCCAAACAGATGCATCAACAGGTACTAGTGGTGTTGGTGCAAGTTTAATTACTGTAACCACTGTAAGTGCGCACGGACTAACAGTAGGTCAACCATTTACAATTTCAGCATTTGCTAACTCAGTAGCAGGTTTTGCTCGTGCAGAAGGATCATTTATTGTATTTGCTACACCTACAATAACTACATTTACCTATTATGCTACATCAAAAGTAGGTGCAAACAACGGCGATGTTCTAAGTAGTACCTATACTCAATTACGCAAAGGTCAATTTTATACTGGAGCTTCAATCGGATCTCCAACATTCAGTGTGTACTCAAATGGTACTACTGGTACAATAACTAGCAAATTTATTACATCCACAGGCACTCAACAGATAGCATACACTGGAACATTACCACCAGCAGGTGTGCCAATAACTGGAACTGGAATACCATCTGGGGTTCAGGTTAGCGGTACCATAGGATCAGGTGGCTTAGTTACTACTGCCACTGTACTTACAGATACAAACATTGGTGATAACAACTTTACAGTTGTTGACCCAACTGGTATTATAGAAGGACTTGGTATTGATAATGGTTCTGGAACTGCGGTGTTTGTCAACGCGGTAATCGGTAGCACAATTTATGTTAATAATCCGTTAACTACTGCAAGAATTGGGTCTGTGGCAACATTTACCAACGTAGGTGGAACTAATATTGTAGGTGTCGGTTCAGGTGCAGTATTTACAGTTACACGTACCTCTGGAGCATACGGATCAGTAACTCCAACTACAGCTGGTACAGGATATGTTGTTGGTAAACAAATTATTATACTTGGTACAAGTTTAGGTGGGACTAGTCCTGCTAATGATATTACTGTAGTTGTTGCAACTATTGATGGCAGCGGCGGAGTAGCAACATTAACTTATAGTGGAACTAGTATCAGTGGTGAATTGTCATTTACCAATGTTGGACAAAGTAGTACTACTGGTTCAGGTATAAATGCTAAATTTTCAATTAGCACCAGCGCAACAACTTATAATGTTTTAGAAAGTGCCATTGGTTCTGGTTATGTACTAAATGAAGTACTTACTATATTAGGTACAAGTTTAGGCGGAACTACTCCAGGAAATGATTTATCAATTACAGTTACTTCAATAAATGGCGCAGGCGCAATTACAAGTTTTTCATCATCCGGCGTTGCCATTAGTCCTAATGCAACATTTACTAATATAACTAGTACTAGTTCTGTAGGCACTGGCACAGGTGCTACATTTGACATTACTAGAACTAGCGGAGTGTATTCAGCTGTACAAAATCAAACTGGTACTAATTATCAAATTGGCGATAGAATTAAAGTTTTAGGAACTGTACTCGACGGAGCTACAACTGCTAATGATGTGACAATTACTATTACTGCGGTCACAGGCACAGCAGTAGGCGGCTTTACAATATCAGGAACAGCTACTAGCGGATCTAGTGTTGCATTTTATTCTAGTGTTTCATTAAGTGATTTTACAACAGCAAATATTCCAGATAGTACTACACTAACTACAGCGGCAATTTCAAAGATTCAAATCGCATTTGCTAGTAATCATGGACTTGTTCCTGGAACTAGTATGTTAATTAATATTAGTTCAACTGGTACTAATCACACATTTGCTAAAGGTCCATTCTTTGTTGAACAAGTACCTACACCAACGACTATAATTTATACTGCTAGAACCGCAGGAGCAATTGACACTGGAACAACATTAATTGGTTCAGTATATGCTCGACCAAACAGCTTCTTTACACACAGACCATTTGATGGCGGTGTACAATTAGGTACTGGCGGTCCGCAACACTCTGCGCAAGCAATTCGTATGAGTAAGAAATATATTCGTTATCAGTCTGGTAAAGGTATTATGTTTACTACAGGTGCATTGTTTGCACCTAGCTTTGATATTCAATCTTTAACGGCAACTGGGACAGCAGTTGGATCATTTATTAGTTTAACAACAGATGATACTGACCACGGTTGTCAAACAGGCGGATATATTAAAATTGTTGGAGTTGATACTCCAGGTTACAACGGGACATATATTGTTGATAGCATAACTAGCGAACGTGTATTAGTCGTTAGAGCTATTACTGTATTAAGTAATGTCTATGCAACCATTACTACTAGTGCGCAAATGACTGTATTAAGATGGTCAGGCGCAACTGTACGTTCAGGAACATTTGATGACCAAAATGGATTATTTTGGCAGTACGATGGACAGTATCTAAGCGTTGTGAAACGATCTAGTACATTTAAATTAGCTGGTACAGTTAATATTTCCCCTGACAGTAATCTAGTAACTGGATTGAATACTCGATTTAGAGATCAAACTAAAGCCGGCGATAGAATTACAATTAAAGGCATGACGCACGTAGTAACTAACGTACAGAGTCAGACTTCAATGACTGTTGCTCCTGACTATCGAGGTAACACTGCTTGCGTTTCTGGTAAAGCATGTTTGATAGTAGACACTATTGTACAACAGAGTCAATTTAATATGGATCGAATGGACGGCACAGGTCCTAGTGGATATAACGTTGACATTGGTAAAATGCAGATGATTGGGCTACAATGGTCATGGTACGGCGCTGGATTTATTGACTTTATGATGCGAGGTAGTGATGGCAATTTTATTTTTGCGCACCGTATTCGTAACAGTAACGTAAACACCGAAGCTTATATGCGTACAGGTAACATGCCTGTGCGTTATGAAGTTATCAACGAAAGTGCTATAGGTAAACTGGCCAGTAGTATTACTGCTTCACAAACAACAATCCCATTATTGGATGCTACTTACTTTCCAACTGGTGCTGGTCAAGTGTATATTGACAATGAACTGATATCATTTAGTGGAAAATCAGGCAATACATTAATTGGCTGTAATCGTGCAAGTGCTATGTTAAACTTTGTTGGCGGCGATAACAGAACTTTTACAGCTGGCCCTGCAACTACGCACGAAGTTAGTACTGGGGTCATATTAGTTAGTAATACAATTAGTCCAAACATTAGTCACTGGGGTAGTGCGTTTGTAACAGACGGCGGCTTTGACTTTGATCGAGGATATTTGTTCAGTTATGCTTCGACAGGTATTGCAGTGTCAACTACTGTAGCCACTGCGTTCTTAATGAGACTAGCACCTAGCGTTAGTGATGCTATTGTTGGAGACTTAGGCGATAGAGAGCTACTCAATCGTGCGCAGTTATTATTAAAACAGATTCGAGTTACATCTGACTCAGGAACTGGTGGTATCGTTATTCAAGGTATTATTAATCCTAGCAATTACCCAACTGACCCAGGATCCGTTACATGGGCTAGCTTGTCATCTCAGGCTGCTGGCGGACAACCTAGTTTTACTCAAGTAGCACCAGGTGGTTCTGTTAACTGGGCAGGTGGTGGATCAACTACTACTAGTACGGCTACTGTAATATCAGCACCAACCGGTAATGTAACTATGCCATCTAGTGCATTGTTTAATCAAACTATTGGATCATATACGGTGTACGTGTCTAAAACTAGTTGGGATACATTAGGAGCGCAAGCTGGTTATTCTTTATCATCAGCTGAAGCTAAATTTCCATCTGGTACAACAATATCTACAGTGGTTGCAAACCCAAGCTCAATCGCTACAACATTGACTCAAATTACTGGCTCGGCAACAATACCTACTAGTGCATATTTTAAAACAGCAGTTGGAGCAACAACCATAGCAATGCTACAAACTAGTTGGACAACCTTAGGCGGTAGTGTTGGAGTTGGCGTTTACAGTTCAGATTTTCCAGCTAATACAACTGTAACAGGTGTCACTGGTCCGTTTAGCTCGGCTGGATATTCTTATTACAACGTAGCGTTTAGTGCTGGCGCTTCAACAGCTCATAATCCGGTAGTAACTACGTTAACAATTACTTCAATAGTTTATTCTAATCCAACAGTGACATTTGGATTTACCGCACAAACTTATACACCTTACAGTAACGGCGATAGTATTACTGTATCAGGACTAACAGGTACTGCGGCAGGTTATAATGGTACGTACACGGTAGTATCTTGTTCTACAACAACAGTACAAGTAAATCAAGCAACTAACTATGGTACTACTGTAGCTGGCACACCTCGAGTTGTTAACAATAATAGTCTAAGTACAATTACATTTGCAGTAGGCGGCACAGCCGCAAGTACAACTAGTACATTGATTTTTACGCAGGCTTCGTGGAATTCACTACCAATCGGTACAGCAGTTGTTGGCAACACAGTTAACGATCCGTTTAAACTTTCTGCCGGTACTGTAATTAGTACAATTAGTAATATTCAAACATTTAATAACGTTAGCTACTACACAGTAACATTTAGTAATCCATTATTGATAAATGTACCCGGTGGAACTGCTGTAACATTTACCTACATACCTTACTATACGTTAACTATGAGTAAACCATCAAGCGTTGCAGTTACCTATGCTACAGCATCAAGTTGTAGTTTTTCAGGAACTACATTAACTTTAGGTGGAACTGTTGTGGGCACGTTCTCAATAGGAATGACATTAACAGGTTCTGGGGTTTCAACTGGCGCAGTTATAACTGCAGGTAGCGGAACAACTTGGACTGTATCGCCAAGTCAGTCTACACTGTCAGGGGTTGCAATTACAGCTACTCCATATTTGTCAGTAACACCTGCAATTGTGTCATCAACATCAAGTTTCCAATACTTTTCTCAAACTACTTGGGAAACATTAGTTGCAAGTTATGGTGCAACTGTTGGTACACTAGTTGTAACCCCTACATACTTTCCAGCTAACACTACTATATCAAGTGTAAGCTCATTAAGTTCATTTGGTGGTACTAATTATTATAGACTTAACTTTACACAGAGTGCGTTAAGTACTATACCAAACAGCACTGCAATTACATTCTCCTTTGGTTTACCGGCATATGCACAGCCGGGAGAAACAGTATTTCAGTACATTGCGGCGCCTGGTACAGAAGCGGTGTTAGATTTAAATGAATTGAAAGAATTAACTAATACTACGTTAGGCGGTAGAGGATGTTTCCCAAATGGTCCAGACGTTCTATGTATTAACTTGTATCGACCATCAGGTTCTGGAACTATTAATGCCAACGTGTTAATACGTTGGGGTGAAGCACAGGCTTAAATTAAAGCTATCAAATCAAAAACTGTTTGCAACTTTGTTCGAATGGTCTTATTTGAAAAACTATTTCTTAAACCTTGATGTAAGGGCTTAGGTGCATGGTCAATTCCAGACCATGCCCAAGCACAGTGCTCATCACTTAATGTAGGAATAAACTCATCTTCAATTACACACAAATACGTGTGGAAATTAAACACATTATCATTTGATACAAATGTTTCTAGAGGAATTGTTTTAATAATAGGAGGCATATGTCCTATTTCTTCTTGGACTTCTCGTTGTAGTCCCTGCCATGGGGTTTCACCGCTAACTGTTGTACCGCCTACTAGTCCCCATGTACCAGTATGCTTGCCGTGAGCTTTTTGTAAGAGTAAAAAACGTCGTGTAGATTTAGCATATAGTAGTGCTCCGCTACATACAATCTGTTCTTTTATAGTTCTATTCTCCATGATCCTGGCCCGTAATCACCTTCAAAGCTCTTGACCCAGGAAACTCCGTTCCATAAGTATTGAACTCCAGTGTATATATTCGTCTGCCATATCATGGTGTTGCTTTCCTGAGTGCTGTGAAATATAACGTTCCATACAGATCCTGTATATTCAATGATATCATTAGTATTAGCAATTAATGGACCCCATGCACTAGCATAGGTACTGTCAGTATTGTTTATTGCTGACCCAATGTCTTCTATAATTAAAAATCTTGTTCCTGCCGCAATTGCTTGATCTGTTTCTTCAGTACCAGTTGGACGTTTAGGATTATATGTTTGTGGATTTACAATGGCGTCGATAGTACCAGGACTTCTTGCTCGATAACTGCCTGCTCCGTTATACTGTTGATCAGTATCTAATAATCCAGTGCTATCAATGCCAGTATTAGTTACTAGCGTATCTACGTTCCAATTAACATGTAAAATAGAATGATCTAGAGGGTCAACTGCGATAGTTCCAATTACATCAGTGCCATTAGGTTGTGTTAAAAATATTCTACTCGACCCAGCAGTATATTGTCCTGGGTATAAATTAAAAATACTATCCCAGTTAATTGCAGGTCCATTACGGATTGCAATATCTAAAGTAGGTTCTCGAGGTATAACATTTTCAGTTGGCGTCATTAAGTACGCTTTACCGGCATATACTTGTATTTGATAATCGGTAATGGTTATAACATCTCTAGTAAGAATATTTGACAAAGTAACATCAGGATCTGCAAGATCATTGCCCAGCCCTTCGATGTAACCGGTATTAGCAACTGATGATCCAGAATACATACTGGTAATAATTTTTGTGATAACTCCTAGGTGTTTAACTTTAGCTGGAGGACTAATCCATATTGGAGTTTCTAAAGTTAGAGTGCCAATCTCAATAGGTGTATCAGTGCCTACTGGAACAGTTCTACTTGACCATGAAATGTCATTTAAATTTAATACAGTTAAGCTAGTCCAATCTACAAAATTGTCAGTAGTCTGTAACTCTAAACTAGGATTAAACAATACTAATACTTGCTCTAGAATTTGTAATTTTTGTTCAGTACTTGAACTCCATATATCTACTTTCATAGTAAGTTTAAACGGAGTTGGCATTATGCGCTCAACTGTATAGTTTCTACCTGAAGTTTGATTATATGCACCACTGTCATCAATACCGCGTTCTCTAACATTTACCTTGCCAATGTATGTACTATCACTTAGACGATCTCTGTCTAAAGCTAGTGCTGTAACATATACTGAAATGCGAGGTACAGAATTTACTTTATTCTCGCTGTTGTTACGTATAATACTAGCCACTTGTCGATCAGCATCTCCATACATAACTGGAATACGATGCAAACTTCCATCACCGTATCGCACTACAAAATTGCTGAATACACGCACTACTTGTGTAATGTATCGTCTGATTTGACCATCATAGAAGAACTGCATTATAGATCCGCCTTTGGTTTAAGAGCATTTGACAAACTTTGTCGTTGTTCTTCTCTATAGTTGTACAAAGTAATAGTCCAAGATCCATCAGCTGGTAATACTTGTTGTACACTGTTTATTATAGGTAGTGTTATTCTTAAGCACGAACTCATTACACCAATAGGACTAGTATAGTTGTATGAACTTATCATTGACGGATAGTCAGCTAATGCGTAATCAACGATTGTTGTATTTTGTTTTAGTACAATATACAAGGCAGTTGTATAACTAATTCTTGTATTGATTACAGATGTTCCTTGGGTAAGTGTTAAAATATCCACAGCAACTTCTTCGTTGTATGTATAAGTTGTATTGTTAATAAACCCAGTTTTTAAAGTACTTCTAGTATCATTATTAGTCATGTTCATTCTAACGGCATCTTCAACCATTACCCATCGGGTGTTGTCAAAGCGGTACAGTCTATTAGGTAAAAAATCTGTTCGTAAAAAGAAATCATTGGTTGCCGGAGCCGCCGGGAATTGAATGCCATGACCAAATTGATATCCGTTAACTGGATATCCGTCTCCGACTAAGTATCCGCTATACCCAGATCTTACTGGAACACCGTCAACATCACCTGCATTTAAATTAGTATCACTGGCAAGGTTAGGACTTTCTGTAGTTTCTAAAACAGGTTTACCATTACTGTCAACAGCCAAACTCCAGAATTGTCTAGTTTCGTATCCACTCTTCGGAGCATCTGCTTCAGCTTGAGCAACTACTGCATCGTTAATTTGCAATTCTTGATTACGAGTACTTAATAAATCTCTTAGTGTAGTATCTAAAACAGGATCGCCATTAGAATCTAATGCCGGTTGATTTAGTATGTCGGCAAACTGTTGACTGTCAGTTACTTTTTTGCATTTCAATCTGTACAAATGCGGGAACCAAGTTACTGAAAATCCTTCACTAGCACGACCTACATCTTCAATTACATAGTATCTAGGCAAGCTAAAGTCAAAATCATTAAGAGCAAAGTCATCACGTAGGTGTGGGAGTTCAAACACATCACCACTTATAGGTTTACGTCCGATAGTATTGATAATATCATTGATATGCACAGTTAGATAAATTGTATCATTATCAATAAAAAGACCAAATTGACTTAGATTAAAATCAATATTTGCAACATTATACATACCTCGAAGTCTATAAATCTCAGTGTCATATTTTCTATCGCGATTTTCTAAAAACAATAAATCTTGAATATTTGTTGGACTTAATGCACCGTAAACTGGTTGATCAGCAGTCCCTGAGGTTTTAAGTGTTGGCCCCATATATTTGTGCAAATACACATCTGTACCGCCAGCTTGAAACATCTCGCTAGCTTGGCGATCAATGAACTTATAGTCATTGCCTTTTTCTGGTTTATATAGACTTAATCTTGGCATAGTAACATATTTATCGATAGCTAAATATACTAGGAGAGTAAAATATGGACGATTTACCATCAAGTACGCAGAGCAATTCTACTATAGAACGAAATAAGGTTTTTGAATACATAAAAACCATGCTTGGTGACGGCATGATTGATGTTGAGCTTGACCCTAAGCACTATGAAAATGCGCTAGATCGTGCATTAATTCGTTATCGCCAAAAAAGCTCAAACGCTGTAGAAGAAAGTTATAGCTTTCTAGAACTTATACAGGATCAAAATGAATACAGATTACCTGATGAAATTATCACAGTCCGTCAAGTTTTTCGTAGAGCTATTGGCTCAAGAACTGGTATGGGTGCAGGTGGTACTTTATTTGAGCCGTTTAACCTAGCATACACAAACACCTATTTGATGTCAGGTAGCATGATGGGTGGCCTAGCAACATATGACATGTTTGCAGGATATCAAAAGTTAGTAGGACGTATGTTCGGTAGTTATATAGAATTTAACTGGAAACCAACTACTCACATTTTAAATATTTTACAACGTCCGTTTGCACAAGGCGAGCAGATCCTAATTCAAAGTTACAATTTCCGTCCAGACTGGGTATTGCTACAAGATATCTATGCCAAACAATGGCTTAAAGATTATGCCTTAGCTACTGCTAAAATGTCTCTAGGACAAGCACGTAGCAAGTTTGGTAGTATTGCTGGCCCTGGATCACCTATTACGCTTAATGGTACTGCATTAATTGGTGAAGCTAAAGAAGAACTAGTAAACTTAGATAAAGAATTAGATAACTTAACAGCAGGCGGCACCGGGTATTACTTTATAATTGGTTAAAAATATTTTGACCTTGTAACAAAACTGTTATATAATAGCATATCGTTAGGAGATGCTATGATTATAGGTGTGTGCGGTTTTATTGGTTCTGGCAAAGATACTATTGCCGATTATCTTACTAACTTTCATGGATACCGACGAGAGTCATTTGCTAACAGTTTAAAAGACGCCGTTAGTGCAGTATTTGGCTGGGATCGCACTATGCTAGAAGGTCGTACAACACAAGCTCGAGCATGGCGAGAAGAAGTTGATGCTTGGTGGGCAGAACGCTTGAACATGCCTAATCTAACTCCACGCTACATCTTACAATACTGGGGTACAGAAGTATGCCGTAATGGATTCCACGATGATATGTGGATTGCCAGCTTAGAGAATAAACTACGCACTAGCAAAGACGATATTGTTATTAGCGACTGCCGATTTCCTAATGAAATTAAAAGTATTCGAGATGCAGGCGGCATTGTTATTCGTGTAAAACGTGGTGCTGAACCTGAATGGTATCGAGATGCCGCTGATATGAACGCCGGCGATAAATGCATGAATTGGATGTTGGCTAAAACTCGTATGGAAAAACTAGGAATTCATGCTAGTGAAACAGCATGGGTTGGAACCAAGTTTGACTATGTATTAGAAAATAACAGTACTATTGACGATTTGTATACACAGGTATTGTCAGTTATAGGTCAGGGACAAGATCTCCCTGTCTCCACTTAACTCCTTCTTTGTGTAGGACTCGTGTGCAGTTAGCACAAACTGTTTTTAAATTTGTATGACGGCAATTGTTTAGATCCCCGTCCACGTGAAACACTGAAAACACATCGGCATGCGGGCTTCTAAACCCGCATTTATCACACGCTGATTTCATTCTATAACCACTAGTAAACCACCGTGGTAGCTTAACTCCTCTATTACATGCACCGCATTGGCTTCTGTAATAGGGATTTCCATTTTTATAGTAGTTAACAGCAACAGGGTTGCGCCCGCACGAACATAAAGGTCTCATATTTTATTTAAGCCTTTTTACAGCCTTTTCAAATAGGTGTATTAGCTATAAATTATCCAAAACCACTAAATACATACAAGAACATGTACTCATTGGAGATAAAAATATGGCTCAATTAAGTTCACCAGGCGTAAGCGTAACAGTTATAGATGAATCATTCTATACCCCAGCAGCCCCAGGTACCGTACCACTACTAGTAGTTGCTTCAGCAGAAAGCAAAATGAATGGCGCAGGTACTGGTATTGCACCGGGCACATTAAAAGCAAATGCTGGTAAAGTTTATTTACTAACAAGTCAAATGGACTTGTCAAACACATTCGGTATTCCAAAGTTTTATACCGATGCAAACAATAACCCAATCCATGCTGGCGAACAGAATGAATACGGTTTAGAAGCTGCCTATAGCTTTTTAGGTGTAAGCAATCGAGCATATGTAGTACGTGCAGATTTAGATGTATCACAATTAACAGGCGAAACATCTGCTCCAGCAGGATTGCCAGCAGATGGCACATTCTGGTTTGACACAGCTGACAGTAAGTTTGGTGTGTTTGAGTGGAATTCAGCTGCCGCTACAGTAACTGGTGGCCAGACATTCCAAGAACAACAAAGCGTTGGCAGTCTATCTGTGATTACAGATAGCACTAAAATTAATAGTGGCACTGGTGCTCCTTTAACTAGTTACGGTGCAGTCGGTGAGTATGCTATCGTAGCAACTACTACATTAAACAAATTATGGTTGAAAAAGTATCAAACAGATACAGCTGCCGGCACATGGGTTGCTGTTGGTTCTAGCGCATGGGCCGCAAGCTGGCCAGCTGCCACAGGTACTACATCAAGCCCAACATTGCTAACCAGCGATGCTATGGTAATCAATGGTTACTCTGTGACAGGTGCTACATCTTTAGCTACGTTTGTTACAGCAGTTGCCTCTCATGTAACTGGCGTTACTGCCGCAGTGATTAATGGTTACTTAAATCTTTATTCAACAGGTGTTGATATTGTTATTAGTGGTTCAACTTGTGCTAAAGTAGGTTTAACAGTTGGTACATATAAAGCTCCAGCAGTTACGTTAGCTCCACACTTTAACGTTCCATTATATCGTGCAAGCGATGTTCCATCGTCTGTTAACGGATACCCAACTGGATCAATTTGGGTTAAGACTACAGCAGTTAACAATGGTGCAGATTGGTTCATTAAGAAATACAATTCAGCAACTAGTTCTTGGATTCAACAAACTGTTAAAATGTATGCTAACGGCCAAAGCGCATTGGCAGCATTAGATCCAACAGGCGGTGGTTTAAACCTAGCAGTTGGTGCAACTTATGTAAAATACAATGACGATGAACAAAGTCCAGCTTATGCTGATTTTAAGATTTATGGTCGTAGCGGCGTTGGCCCTACAAACATTACATCGTCTCCAATCGGAACTGGTACATTTACAGCAGGGTCTAACAGCTTTACTATACAAGAAAGTCTAGTAGGAAGCAGTACATTAAACAATGCAATTACTGTAACATTTACAGCAGCCGGTACTACAGCAGACGTTAACACAATTTTAGGTGCAATTAACAGTGCGCTTGACTCAAGTGGTAACCCATTTGCTAATATTATTGCTACTAGCAATGCATCTGGTCAAATTACAATTACACATACTAAAGGTGGTGATTTCCGTATAGTAGACGGTGCAAATATGCCAATTGGTAAAGTGTTTAGCATTGGTGTTACAGCTAACTTGTACGCTAATCCAGCTGGTACATCAAACGCATATGTAGCTAGTTTATGGACTCCAACAGTTAATGGTAGCGCATTTGCAGCCGCAAGTGATACACCTCCAACAACAACTCCAGCAAATGGCGTGTTGTGGTTTAACAGCTATCTTGATGATATTGATATCATGGTTAACAATGGTACTACATGGGTTGGTTACTTAAATTATAATCAGACATTAGGTAGTCAAAGTACAACCACTGATCCAATGGGACCAATGGTAACAGCTACACAACCAACAGTACAAAGCGATGGCACACCATTAGCTAATGGCGATCTATGGATTGACCCTAGCGATACTGAAAATTATCCACGCATTTACAAGTTTAACTTCTTGACTAAGAAATGGGTATTGTTAGACAACAGCGATCAAACTACAGAAAACGGCGTATTGTTCCATGATGCACGTTGGAGTGTAGATGGTACAACTGGAACCCCAGCTAGTATCGTTAGCTTGCTATCAACTAACTTTGTAGATTTTGACGCTCCAGATCCTGCATTATATCCAAAAGGTATGTTGCTATGGAACCTACGTCGTTCAGGTAACAACGTATTGCGTTATGTATCTGGTTATGTTGATGTAACTGCACGTAACTTACGTTTTGGTAATGCATTGATGAACACATACTATCCAGATCGTTGGGTTAGCGATGCCGCTAATCAACCAAACGGTGCTGGTACATTTGGTCGTAAAGCACAACGTCAAGTTGTTCTACAAGCTCTTGGTGCAACAATTCAAAGCAACCAGCAGATTCGCGACACTGACAGCAGAATATTCAACTTAATTTCATGCCCTGGATATCCAGAAATGATGGCCGATTTAGTTGGATTGAATACTGATCGTGGCGAGACAGCATTTATTGTAGGTGACAGTCCTGCACGTTTAACACCAGATGCAACTTCATTAAGCAACTGGGGTAACAACGTTAACTCAGCAGTAGGTGACGGAGATCAAGGTTTAGTTACAACTAACGCATACTTAGGTGTTTACTATCCATGGGGTTACACAACTGATTTGATCGGTAATAACATTGTTGTTCCTCCAAGTCACATCATGTTACGTACAATCGCATTAAGCGACAACGTTTCTTATCCATGGTTTGCACCAGCTGGTGTACGTCGTGGTGGAATTACAAATGCGGCTTCAGTAGGTTATGTTGATCCAGTAACTGGCGAATTTAATTCAACAGCATTGAACATTGGCCAACGTGATACATTAGCTAGCATCCATGTTAATCCATTAACATATATTGGCGGAACTGGATTAGTATGTTACGGACAATACACACGCCAATTAGTGGCAAGTTCATTAGATCGTATTAACGTAGCACGTTTAGTAGTATATCTACGTAGACAGTTAGCACAACTAGCTAAACCATACGTATTTGAACCAAACGACACAATTACACGTAATGAAATTAAACAAGCGGCAGAGGCATTACTATTAGAACTAGTAGGTCAACGTGCATTATATGACTTTATCGTAGTATGCGATACTTCAAATAACACACCAGACAGAATCGACCGCAACGAGCTATATCTAGATATAGCGATTGAACCAGTTAAGTCAGTAGAATTTATTTACATTCCACTACGCTTAGAAAACACCGGCGCAATCAAAGGCCTTGGAAAATAATTAGGAGATATTAAATGTCAATCGCAGCCTTATCAAGATTTACAGTACCATTAGCGTCTGATCAAAGCGCCGCTTCACAAGGCCAATTAATGCCTAAGTTGAAGTATCGCTTTAGATTAAACTTTGAAAACTTTGGTGTAAGTGGTAGCACAACAGAGATGACTAAGCAAGTTGCAGAAGCGGCTCGCCCAAGTGTTGAGTTTGAAAATCAAACCATTGATGTCTATAACAGCAGAATTTACTATGCTGGTAAGACTAAATGGGGTCCAATTACTATTAAACTACGTGACGATGTATTAGGTAACGTTAGTAAATTAGTTGGCGAACAAAATCAACGACAGTTTGACTTCTTTGAACAATCTAGTGCGGCATCTGGTGGTGACTATAAGTTTACACTACGTATTGAAATGCTAGACGGCGGTAATGGTGCCGAAGCTCCTAACGTATTAGAAACATGGGAACTATATGGTTGCTATCTACAGAAAACTAACTGGAATGATATTAAGTATTCTGATCAAACTCCAGTAATGATTGACCTAACTATTCAGTATGACAATGCTGTTCAGAAGGGTGCAACAGCTGGTTTAGGTACCCCAGGATTTGTACAAACACGTGGCACAAACTCACTAGGTTCTTAATAATAAAAACCCACTTAGGTGGGTTTTATTATAGATGATCATTAAGTACGTAGTTTATTTTTTTAATAAATATTATTATGGCCTTTACCGCAACTAATAATTTAAAATCTGATCCTGTTATCAATCTTAGAGATTGGCAACATGCTGCCAAACTGTTTGCTGATAATCAGTTTAGGCTTGCCCCTAAACTTGACTTTCAGTTCCATGTAGCATTTAGTGTAAACAAAGCGGCACTAAGAAATCCAGAGCTTGTACAAAGATATTCTAACGAAATTAATATGTTGGTTAAGAATGTAACTTTACCTAAATTTTCAGTTAGTGTAGATAGTGTAAATCAATATAATAGAAAAAAGAACGCACAATTTCATATTAATCCCGAAGATGTTACTATTGCATTTCACGATGATAACATGGGATTAATTAATCAGTTGTGGCAAAATTACTATACCTATTACTACGCAGATCCAACTAGTGCATCAACAGCAGGAGCATATAATCGAAATGCTACTCGTAGCAGTGATTATATTACTACACCCTATGGCTTAGATAATAAAAGTACAAATCCATTTTTTAATTACATTACAATTTATCAAATGGCAAGACACGAGTATATTAGCCTTAAATTAATTAATCCTATTATTAAAACTTGGAATGGAAACAGTTTAGATTATTCTAAAACTACTACACACGATTTTACCATGCAACTTGCATATGAAGCAGTAACTTATGGTAATGGTGTTGTGACTGCAGGAGATCCAGAAGGATTTGGTTTAGAACACTATGACACTACTCCTAGTCCATTGCAAGGTATTAATCCTGACCCAACAATAATTCATCCAAGTTTTGTTAATAATTTAAATTCAACAAGTGTAGCAGTATCAACCCTTAATAATACTATTAACACTATAAACAGCTATCAAAATACACAAGTTCCCCCAACTGCAGGAACTCCCGGACTAACAACTGCCTCTCAATTGCAAACTATTAGCGGTGTGCCTGGCGTAGTTTTTCCAGTAGCAAGTAATTCTACAAATACAACAGTAGCCACACCTACAAAATTAGGGGCATAACACATGAGCATTAGTATAAATTTACCTCCACCACAAAATACAACAGTTCAAGATGTAAGAACATTTTTTGATAATTATTTTGTTGCGCCTGTTAGTTTTCCAGCAAATGAAATTGACAGCACAGTTGCATTTTTTACTAAACGAGGATTTGATAAGTCAAGCGCATCTAGTACAACTATTGTAATGTTAAATCAAGCAAGGATTGACGGAGTTAGTGTATTTCAATTGTTAGACATGTTGAAGTCATTAACTGATATTCAGCTTGGGCAAGTAGTAGCACAAATTTTAAATAGCTATAGAGAAAAAACAAGTATCCTTGGTTACAAGATAGCAACTGTTGAAAATAGTTACGAAGCACGTAATATTTTAGTATAACATGGCTAAGTTTGCACGGGGAAAGTTTGTGATGAAAAACCCAGCAAAGTATGTTGGGACAAAACTTCCTACATACCGAAGCAGTTGGGAGTGGACATTTATGAGATTCTGCGATGAAAATGATAGAGTACATAAATGGGCAAGTGAAGCTATACAAATACCCTATAGAGATCCGTTAACTGGTCGTCAAACGATATACGTTCCTGATTTTTTCATACAATATCTTGACAAGTTTAACAAATTAATTGTTGAATTAATTGAGATTAAACCTGCTAGCCAAACTATTTTAGAACGTGTAGGCAAGAACAAATACAACCAAGCTCAGTTTGTCAAGAATCAAGCTAAATGGGCTGCCGCTAATATATGGTGTAAACAGCAAGGCATCAAGTTTCGTATTCTTAATGAAAATGATATATTCAGCCAAACGTAAGGCTAAGTAATGTTATGACTAAGAAACTTGAAGAACTATTAAATCTTCCTGCTAGTAAAGAAGTTATTAAGCAAGAAGAAAAAAAGAAGAAAAAAGAGCTAGTTGATGCACAGCCGTTGCTTCGCGACATTAGCGAATTTGATAAAATATCTGCTGCCTTACCTGCTGTAAAAGGGTTAGGTGATATGGCTGACAGCGAGCTTGATGATCTAGCTAAACGTGCGGTAGATGCCTACGAAGATATTATGGATCTAGGTATGAACGTAGAAGCTAGATACAGTGGACGATTGTTTGAAGTAGCCGCAAGTATGCTAGGTAATGCTATTACTGCCAAGACTGCTAAATTAGACAAAAAACTAAAAATGATTGATCTACAGCTGAAAAAACAGAAATTAGATCAGGATGCCGCAGGTATAGATGATAGTGTTAACATTCATGGTGATGGTGTTATTATTACTGATCGTAACAGCTTGTTGGAAAAATTAAAGAATTTAAAATAAATACTACATCAGGAATTGACTATGAAATCATTTAAACAATACTTAACAGAAAATCAAAAACGCTACGAATTTAAGATTAAAATTGCTTGCGATTGCCCTAAGGATTGCCCTAGCAAGATCAAAGGAGCACTAGCAGAGTTTGGCGTACAATCTGTATCTAGTGGCAAGTCATCTCCTATCCAAGCAATGCACACTGAATTTCCAGAACATAAAAATATTTCTGTAACAATTTTTGATGCTGTTACTAGCTACCCTGCAACTAGCAAACAAGTGCATGATAAAGTAGCTCATTTATTAAATATTCCGCAAAGTGATATACGTGTTCATAACGAACAAGAGCAAGCAGAGATTGAACTTAATCATGCAAATGACGAACCAACAGGCGATGCAGTTGTTGGTACTGATTACGAAAAAGTTAATCATCAAGATTTAGTAGGCGAGAAAAGAAAGTTTAGTTTGTTAAAAGACTTAGGCAAAGCAAGACACTTACCTGAGCAGTACAAAGGGGTTAATGATCCTCTGTTCCCAAAAGCAAAAAAATCTAAAGAACAACCAGAACAACCAAAAGTTACACAAAAACAAGGAATGACAAGTCCTGTTGGAACTAAAAAGGTTAAATTAACCCCATACGCTGACAGCGTACATAACAGCTTAAATGTCGCTGCCAAAGGAAAAGTAAAATGAACTTTACAGACTTATATGCAAAAATTCGTGCGTTAGATGAGAATTTAACAGTACATCCAGTACCAGCTGGAGCAAGCAGTCCAGAAGAAGCTAAACGCCTAGGCGCCTTAGAACCTCAATCTGCAGAAACTCCTCCTAAAGCTCCTGAGCATACTGACGGACAGCCTGCTCAAGAAGAAATTATCAGCTTAGGCGGCCCAATGCCAAGCGGAATGATGGGAATGCCACATCATCAAGAAGATTCGGTGACAATGAATGTAAGTATGAACGGAAGTGGCCCCGGCGGCATTAGTGACTTGATGAAAATTTTGCGCAATATCGAAAGCGGTGAAGAGCATGGTCATGAACCAATTGTTAGCGAGCCACATTCAGCAGATGGCGAAGTTGACATTGAACTAGATGAACAGCACGGTGATGCTATTGATGCGGACAAAGGTACTCGTATTAAAAATAGACCACATCGTGTTACCTATGGCATTGATGCTGTTACTAAACATGGTAACGACATGCATAGCAAAGGTGATATTAGAAGCCGAAAAGTTAATGGCGGTGAAAACCCAATGCACGAGTCATTAGTAAATCGTCTATCACAAATGTATGCCGCTATTAAAGAAGAGCGTACAGAAGAAAAAGACGAACACGGTAATGTTACAAAGTGGAAAGAAGAAACTCCATGGCGCAAAGCACAAGACAAAGACGGTCGCGGTAAAGTAACTAATATGAGCGATAAAGCTCGTCGTGAAAGTGAAAAAATGGCCAAGAAAGATGTAAAAGAAAACGCTCATCACGATGATGATGAAGAGAAAAAGATTCGTCACCTAATGCGAAAATACGGCTGGAGTCGTCAAGAGGCATTAGAGTACTTCCACTATGAAAAACATGACCCTAAAGATTATGAAAATATGGAAGAATCATCTGAAAAACGTACTATAACTCGTGCCGCCAAAGGTGTTATGAAGTATAACAAATATGATTAAGTTTCGTCGCAGTTAGCACTCTGTCCGATAGTGCCAAATAGACCCTCCGGGGTCTATTTTTTTGAGTAAATAACATTATGGCAAAATCACTAGACGGCGTCTTAACTAAAAAGGCGCACACTAAAGAATCGTTCACTGAAGAACAAGTACAGCACTTGTTAGCGTGTGCTGACCCCGCCACGGGGTACTTGCACTTTGCCCAAAACTTCTTTTACATACAGCATCCTGTTAAAGGCAAAATGTTGTTTGAGCCTTATGAATATCAAATAGGGCTACTTAACAGTTATCATGATTTTCGATTCAATGTAAACATGCTACCGCGTCAAAGTGGTAAGACAACTTGTGCTTCAGCATATTTGCTATGGTATGCTATGTTTCATCCAGATCAAACTATTCTAGTTGCCGCACACAAATACACAGGCTCACAAGAAATTATGCAACGTATCCGTTACGGATATGAACTATGTCCTGATTATATACGGTCGGGCGTGGTTAACTATAACAAAGGGAGTATTGAATTTGACAACGGATCTAGAATTGTATCAGCTACTACTACTGGTAATACCGGTCGTGGTATGTCCATATCCTTATTATATTGTGACGAGTTTGCCTTCGTACAGCCTAACATTGCTGAAGAGTTTTGGACTTCAATATCACCAACACTAGCAACTGGTGGACGAGCAATTATTACTTCAACACCTAACTCAGACGAAGATACGTTTGCTATTATCTGGAAAGAGTCACAGGATTTGTTTGACGAGTTTGGTAACGAAAATAAAGAAGGAACTGGGCGTAATGGATTCCACGGTTATCGTGCCGAGTGGGGCGATCATCCAGATCGTGATGAAGCATGGAAGAAAGTTGAATTAGGTCGTATCGGAGAAGAACGTTTCCGTCGTGAATACGGCTGCGAATTCTTGGTATACGATGAAACACTGATCAACAGTATTAAACTTGCAGAGCTTGTAGGAAAAGAACCATCATTCCGTATGGGGCAAGTACGATGGTATAAAAAACCCACACCTGGAAACTTGTATGTAGCGGCACTTGATCCTAGTTTAGGCACAGGTGGAGATTATGCGGCAATTGAAGTATTTGAATTACCCAGTATGATACAGGTAGCAGAATGGCAACATAATTTAACAATCATACAAGATCAAGTAAAAATATTTAAAGATTTATTAAAATACATTCAAGACGAGCTTGGTCAAGATCACCCTAACAGCATTTATTGGTCTTGTGAAAATAACACAGTTGGTGAGGCGGCACTAGTTGTTATTAAGGATTTAGGAGAAGAAAACTTCCCTGGATTGTTTGTATCAGAACCTGTGCGTAAAGGGCATGTTCGTAAATTCCGTAAAGGATTTAACACTACATTTGGTAATAAAATATCAGCATGTTCGAGAGTAAAGTACTTAATTGAGGAAGATAAGATGAAAATTCACAGTCGACCTTTACTAAGTGAACTTAAAACATTTATTGCTTCGGGTACTAGTTTTAAAGCAAAAACAGGGCAACATGATGACCTAGTTTCAGCGTTATTGCTAGTTATACGCATGACTGTAGTATTATCAGAATGGGATCCTAGAGTATTTGAAACTCTCAGCATAAATTCACACTTAGAAGAAGATTGGGAAGCTCCGCTCCCGATATTTGTTTCTAGTAATATCTAATAAATATAAGATGGACATTAACTTAGACAAAATCGCACAAGAATTATACGGTAAAATCTGTACCCGTTTTTCTGACGTCACTTTTGGTGATGAAGCAGGTAAAATATTAAGCCGTGAAGAAGATATCCCCGATGCACGATTCTTTGAATTTGAATACAAAGAACAAGGCGAAGTGTTAGGTACTATTACTATTACACTTAGTCAAAAGAAGGGTGTATTTGTACAGTTAAGCGGAGACTTAGTTGACTCTAAGCATCCCAGAGCTTTTAAATTTATACGTTCTTTGAGAGATTTTGCTCGATCAAGATTGTTGAATTATGATGAAATAAATATAGGGAAGAATAATTTAGATAAACGAGATTATCATTTCCAGACCAAATCCAAGGAAGAACCTATGATGGAAAGTAAAATGTACGGTACTGCTAAAATCAGTTACCAAGATTTAGGCGAAGCCCGACTTGTTATTAAACACAGTCAGCCAGTTAACACTGATTTAGCCGCTGGACGTACAATGCATATTGAAAGCATTTATGTTGAAAACGCCGCAGGTGAACGTTTCAAATATCCATTCAAACATTTAAGTGGTGCTAGAGCATTAGCAGAACATTTAAAACATGGCGGTATTCCTTATGATGCTATTGGTAAACACATTACAAGTCTAAGTGAAGAACTAGCACAACTACGTAAGTTTAAAGGTTATGTTGGTCGTAATGAATCTTTAGCAGAAGCTATGGGCGAAATCACAAATAAAGTATTTGAACGTATTGAGCAAGTTAAAAAAGAAGTAGCAAGCCTTTCACGTAAATCATATTATGAGCAATTTGCAGAAGCATTTGAAGATCGTGAAGATCAAATGATTCCTGAAGACATTATGAGTGACTGGATTGATCGATTAACAATCCGTACATTTAATGAAGATTTAAAAACAGCATTTCCTTATATCTTCCGTTTAGTTGATGAAACTAGTATACCGACTAAAGAATTAGGTCCTGATGATATCCTAAGTGATGCATATAATCCAAACAATGTAAGCGCACAGCACGAAAGAGAAATGAGAGCAGGCCATAAGGCAGAGCTTAAGAAGAAAGCAGATGCAGGTGACGAAAGTGCTAAAAAACGTTTACAAGCGATACACGATAAAGAAGAAGCTCGCCGTGATGAATTTAATGCTCGTATGGAACGTGAAAGCTACGATCCTATCAACGCATTTGAAAATTTCATGGACAGCATAGTAAACGAGGACGACGAATCAGAACCTCGTGATAATTTGTTTAGTGACAATTTAACAGTACAGAAACAAGCAGTAGAAGATTTAAATGCAATCATGGGTGCTGAATTAAAAGTTGGCACAAACGGTGACGATGTTATTGGCAGTTTGACTAACAAGCATATTATTGATGATCCAGAATTTTTAAGTACATTTAAAGAATTAGATCCAGACTTAGATGCACGAGCAATTATACAACAATATGTATTACAGCGTGATCCTAGTCTTGAAAACCAATTAGATTTTAGCGGTGACGGACAAGTTGGTGGCGCAGATACTGCACCTCCAGCAGAAACTCCGCCTCCAGCACCTGCTCCAGAAGCACCTCCAGCACCTGCTCCAGAAGCACCTCCAGCACCTGCTCCAGAAGCTGGTGCCCCACCAGTAGCACCTCCTGAGGCAGCGCCTGCTCCTGTAGCAGAAAGTTCTGGTGCGCCTCATCCTAAAGCTAAAATGATTAGAGCAATTCATAAAGCTAAAGAAGCCGGTGCTAAATTAGATACTAAATTAGACTTCGGCCATAAAGAAATGACCTTGCATGATTGTATTCGAGAGTGCGGAATGGATCCGCAAGAATTTGGGTTTGATCATGAAGAGCACGAAGATCCAGTTCACGGTATATTAAAATCAATCAGCGGTTTTTGGAACCCACAAGAAAAGAACTTTACTCTAGGTGGTACACGCACTAAGATTAAAGTATTGAAAGATTTTAAAGATGGTGCATTTCCGGGCGCAAGACCTGAACACGTTAAACACGTAATGGACATGATTGAAAAAATGGATCCAAGTAGTAGTGTTCACCAAGAGATGGATCATATTACACGTCTAGCCGGTGTGCATCATGATCATACTATTGACGAAGCTGGACAAGATGATGCTAAACAAGATTTTAATGCACTAATGCAACAGTTTATGCAAAATCATCAGGGCGCTGATCCAGCGGCAATGTTACAACAATATCAGAAAGATAATCCAAACGCTACAGTTACACAAAACCATACAAGCACAGGATCAATTGACGGCAAGCCTGCTAGTTATGATGATGCTATGGCTAAAACTAAAGGCATGCATCTTAAATTGCCAGCTATGGGTGATGGCGACACTGAAGATGAAATGGACTTTTCAAACCCACAAGCTATGTTTCAAAAGATACAAGGTAAAGTAGGTAAGATGGCTGGAAATATGCCTAATCAAACAGTTAGTATGCCTGGTGCTACTATGAATCCAAAAGACATGATGAATGGTATTATGAGCAAGATGCCACAGGGTGCAGGTCAAGGTGGAATGCCAGATATGGGTGCTATGATGAAAGGCATGAATATGCCTGGAATGAATGAAGACGCTGAACTAATGGCTATGCTTAAAATTGCAGGACTAAGATAAGGAATTATTATGAAAAAAATGATCAATGAAACAGAATTAAGAAACCGTGTAAATGGTTTACGTGAGTATCTAGCTATTGTTGAACAACAAAACGAAGATGCTCAATCAGCTGGACAAGCAATTGGCAACGCCATTGGAACAGTTGGCAATTATGGCAAACAAGCTGTAAATGCAGTTGGTAATGCTGCCGGAGCAGTTGGTAATGCTGTTGGTAATGCCGCAAGTGCAGTTGGTAATGCGGCTAGTGGCGCAGTCCAAGGTGTTAAAAACTTTGCAGGTGGTGTAGCACAAGGTGCTCAACAAGCATATGCGGGTCAACCAGCAGGAGGTGCAGGTGCATCACCTACAAAACCAGCGGCTAAATCAGATCCAGCTGTTATGAAAATTCAACAAGACTTAATTGCTAAAGGTGCAAAAATTAAAGCTGATGGTATTATGGGGCCAGCTACTCAAGCGGCTCAGAAACAATTTGCGGCAGCACCGGCAGCGGCAGCACCGGCAGCGGCACCAGCAGGCGATGCGGCAAAAAATCCTGTTGGTACTACAAATGCGGCAACCGCTATCCCAACAGGCGGACTAGAGAATCCAGCTAATCAAGCAAAACCTGCGGCAACACCTGCGGCGGCTCCAGCCGGCGCACCTGCAAATGTTACAGCACAAGGTTCTGAATTTGGAACTGATGCGACATTTGCCAAACCAGAGGCAACACCTGCGACAGGCCAAGCGGCACAAAAACGAGTTTATAATGGTCCGCGTGACACAGTTGGACATATGGCGACGGCACCTGCGGCAGCACCTGCGGCAGCACCTGCGGCAGCACCTGC